AAAAGCCCTATCTGATCTATCTGAAGGAGGTCTTGGTTCATTACTAGCAGCAATGGGTCAAAGTAAAAGAAATAAATCTGAAGGAACATCTGATGAAACAAATGATTAGTTCACTGAACTGTATCAATCTGATTATTAATTATTAAAGTTTAAGGAAAATGGCAACTAAAAAAGAAAACACAGAAAATGTAGCAGTTGATGGAACTCAAGAGTTTTTCATGGACAAAGGATTAACAATGGATAGTTTTGTATTCATGGATAAAACAGCAAAAGTTTTAGAAATTGGATTTGAAACTGGAAAGAATATTGTTCTTTATGGGCCTGGAGGACATGGTAAATCAGAAATGACTGAAGCATTCTTTGCTGAAAAAGGCATCCAACCATATGTAATTACTATGGGTACTGGTATGACTACAGACAGAATGTTTGGTGGTTTGGATATACCTACATTCAACAACACAGGTAAAATTGAATATCTTGTTGAGAATAGTTTCATGAACCATGAGTATGTGGTATTTGAAGAGATGTTTGATGCACCAGATTTTATCTTGGAGCAGCTTAAAGATATCTTATCATCAGGTATTTTCCGCAACGGTACACAAGCATTCCCAATCAAGACTAAGTTCATTGTATGTTGTACTAACCGTACAAGAGATGAGTTCTCTAAGAACATGTCTTTGAAAGCCTTGATGGAGCGTTTCCCTTTAGAGTTGAATGTTATCTGGGATAACTACACTGATATTACTTACAACAAGCTTTTGGAAGAAAGATTTGGTGAAGGCAATGTAGATCCTGTGATTCCATTCATCTTGCAAGAGTATGCTAAGAATTCAATTGTTATCTCTCCACGTGTTGCTATCACAGCATACTCAGTATTTGAGAAATGTGGTCCAGAAGCATTGGGTTACATTGCAGAATTTGCTAAGAAACCAAAATTAGTAGCTGAAGGCTTGAAGAAATTTGAAGCACAAGCTCAATTGCGTTCTCTTGGAGTACTTATGCAAGATGCATATGTAGAAATGAATACAAATCCATTGTCTACATCTGAAGAGTTAACAATGTTCAATGAGACATTTGCTCAGTACACAGATATGTTGAAAGAGTTGAAAGGTCTGAAAGTATCAGATGATTTGATCTCAACTCACAGCAAAATCTACCAAGAGCATGAAGATCGTCACAAAGTTCTTGGTAAAAAGTTGATGATTGCTACATCTATGATTGATAATAATTAATATGGCTGGATACAGAAGAAATATTGGTTACAGTGGTTCCTATGGGAGAAGTTCTTATAATACTGGTTATTCTAGTAATAAGGGCTACTCCCGCGGGAGTGCTTGGGATTATTGGGGATCATATTATTTTGATACCGAAGATGATGATTCTGGATTAGTTGTAAAGGAACCTGAAAACTATGCAACACCTACTGCTAGAGATATTGAAACTAGAGCAAGTATATGGAAAAAATCCAGTATAGATCAAATTAAAGAATTAGCAAGAGTATGCTATTTCAAAATGATAGGTGATAAAGACTATTTCAAAGAAGAGTATGCTGATTTTTCTAATCTTGATGATGACAACAAATCAGCTATGGAAACTAAGAAAGAGTTTTATGATTCTATCTTTGACAACTTCATTCCAGGATTCACTCCTTTAGATCAAGCTATTGCTATCTTTAAACAGATGAGCACTAGAGAAGAAAGCAAAGGAGACAGAGATGAAGGTCAAGACATGCAGCTTATGCAGCAATGTCAATTAGACTTTGACAGACAAATCTATACTGATCCTGATATCAATGATCAGCTTGAGCTTAATGAATGGAGCAAGTCTAGAAAGATGACTATCCTGAACAAAGTATCTATCATTGGTGACTTAGGTACTCAATTTAAGGTAGAGAAAGAGATTGATGAAAAGATTGTCTCTAACTCAGATATTTATGCTAAAAAGATGATGCGTGATTATGCACAAATAGCACAAGTAGACTTATACCAAAAGTTGTTTCCTAACTTTCCTGTTAAGCTCCTTACTAAGGATCTTGTAGTGAATGTACCAGTTGATAGAAAAGAGCAAAAGCAAAAGATCATTATTATCTTGGACTTTTCCGGTAGTATGAATGAAGAATTCAAACAAGACTGGGTTAATGCAATTCTTATTGACAGATTCAAGTATGTTATGAAGGGAGAAGCTGAAGTTTTCTTCAGTTATTTTGTTAGCAATCCTAGTGATATGCACTTTGAGCATGTACATGATAAAGACTCAGTTATCAAATTCTGGCAAACATTCTCTAATGAGCCAAATGGTGGTATGACAGAAGTTGGTAAGATGGTTGATAGAATTGCAGAAGAAATCAAAGAAAAAAGACTAATGAATCTTGATATTGACTTATCAGAAGAAAAGCCAGAGATTTTGGTTATTAATGATGGTCAAGATAGCATTGGTACTAATGAGTTTCCTTACAAAGTAAATGCAATATGTTTAGGTCAAACTAATAAGCAACTTAGAAGGTTGTGTATTGCTACTAATGGTAAACAAGTTGATGTTGATGAAGACTCAAAAGTTATTGCTTACTCTGAATCAGGAGAAGAGATTATTAACTAACACAAAAGGGGGTCTTAGGATCCCCTTTCTAACACTTAAGTTATGAGAGATACAGGATCAACTATTGGGATTATTATTCTATGGATTTATGGGGTTTGCTCTCAGATTTTTACACTGTACTTCATGTACTTGTGGTCTAATGATCACAGCTTTCTTAATACCATTACCATAGGGGCAATTGTTTCTGAGTTTAAAGGTTTGTTGTTCCCATTCTTTTTATAGCCATGGAAGATTATACAGCAGAAGAAGTACTAGATGCACTTAAACTGCTTGATCCTAAAAGCCGTAAAAGAGTGCTTGTAGACCAAAGAAGTTATCTTATTGCAATTCTTGCTTTCAAGTTTGGTATAACTGAGCATACAATTGCTAAGGCTATCAACTATAAGAGGGATACAGTGCATTATAACAAAAAGATTGCACTTCAGTTTCATGCTGACAAGTCTTATAGGGACAACATATATGTTTATTCAGTTATGTTTCCATATCAGCTTGAGATTGTTGAAGTTACAAGGGTTCACAGATCACAAAGAATTGAGCTTGATCTTGATCCTAAACTTTACAAAAAGCTTAGAGCAGCTAGAGCTATCTTGGGTCACAAGGACATCAGAACAACTATTAAATTATTTCTTGAAAAAAGCTTGATGTTATGGGAAAAATGAAAGAAGTGTATATGCAGGTAATGCATGCAAATGATGGCATACCTCCTGAAATGACAGTTGGAGATATGGCAAAAATGCAAGATTGGAACATTTATGAATGGCAAGAGTATGAGCGAGAAGCAGAAAAAAGAAGACTACAACACAGTCAATCAGAAAATCCAGGAGAGACTTTCAAGAAGGAGCAAACAGAGAGAAAGTTCAAAGGCTACATCAGAGAAGACTAAACAGAAAGGAGTCAACAATGAAGAAGGAGATTAACTATCTTGTACTTTACATTTGTACAGTAGTCTGGGCAGTGATTATTGCTATTTCGGTAGAGAAAAGAGAAGCCCGGAAATTTGTTACAAAAGTTGTTAAAGTAGAGACTGAAAAGCCTGATACAGACTGGACGGATGTGGAAAATCCACAGAAAAAAGCTTATTTGGAGCATCTTTATAACACAAGTTATGGCAAAGAGTAAAAAATCAAAGACTAAAGACTGGATTAAACTTGTTATGTATGTGATCTTAATGATTACAGCAACAAGCTTGTATGCAGAATATGTAGTAAGTAGAGAGTTGAATGGTTTTATTCAACTGACAGCTACCATAGTTATGGTGGGCTTAGTAATATGGATACTTAACAAAGTAGTAGTCCATTTAACAAACATTTTAGAAATCAAACTATTAAAGTAAAAGATCATGATTACAATTATCTTAATTATTGCAGCCCTTATTCTTGGTGGAATTATGGCAATTCCAAATTTTGTAAAGTACAGTAACATGTACAGTAATGAACAAGACACTAAAGAAGGTCAAGCTATTCTTAGAGCAGCTTGGAGAGGTGTATTAGTGTTTATCCTTTTGTTGATCACAGCATTTGTGCAACCATTTGCATTTGAGCGTGTTGATGCAGGTAATGTTGGTATCAAGATTAAACTTACTGGTAATTCCCGTGGTGTATCAAACTATGAATATAAAACAGGATGGGTAATGTATAATTCTTGGACAGAACAAATGTTAGAGTTTCCTACATTCCAGCAACATATTGAGTATGATGACCAGGTTATTATCACAAAAGGAGGTTTCTCAGCTTCAATTAAACCAAGCTTTAACTATAGTTTAAAACCTACAGCTATTGGTGATATGTTTGAGAACTTACGTGTTGATATTAAACAGGTAGAATTAGGCTGGTTAAAGAATGCTATTATTGGTGCCGTTAATGATGTATCTAATACATGGGAGGTAGATAGTATTTTTACCCATAGAGCTCAGTTTGAAGCAAGTATAGTTGTAGAATGTAACAAAAGATTAACCAAATGGTTTAATGTATCTCAGTTGAGAACTAATATTACACCACCGGAATCCTTACAAGAAGCTATTATTGCTAAGACTAAGTCTATCCAACAAGCACAAGCTGAAGAGCAAAGAGCATTAGCTGCAGTTGCTACTAAGAAGCGTAAGATTGCTGAGGCCCAAGCAGACTCTGCTGAGACCATCATTAATGCTACCGCAGCTTCATTAGCTATGAAACTTAAGCAAAACCAGTTGACTCCTATGTACATAGAGTATGTAAAATGGACTAACTGGGATGGTAAGTTACCTTCTACTATGACTGGTAGTGCAGGAACCTTGTTAAACATTAAGTAATGAAAAAGTTATTTATTGCTTTAGTCTTGCTTTTTGCAGTAACAAGTTGTGCTGTAAAATCAGATAAGAGATACACAATTAAAACAGATGATGCTAGATATCATACAGATAGCTATAACACTGATGGAAATTGTATCACTTTTACTGTAGAAGAAGGCTGTGGTTGCTCATCAGATGATGCTGCACCAGAAGATTTAAAACAAATGAAAGTGTGTGGTAACTTTACCATTACAACAAATTAATTTATAAAAGGGTATGATTAAGTTCATACCCTTTTTTTTACATTGATACAATGAAAGCAACACTAATTAAAAGACTAGATAATGGTTGGCCTGTATACTCTCTTAGAAGAGCAGATAGCAAGATGATTGCAACAACAAGGTTTCCCTTTGATGAACCGGCTCTTATGATTGCTAAGAATGCAGGTATTGAGCTTCAGAAACTATCTCATGAAAACTGTGATGAGATATTTGGTGTGGTTGATGTCAAGAAAAACTTGTATTACCACAAACAAGTAATGAATCCGTATACCACAGGTGAACAATCATATACTGCTTACGAAAAAGGATTTACAGAAGGCTTCAACAAAGCAATGGAGTTGAATGCAACCAAGCAGTTTACAAGAGATGACGTTATTAGTGCTATTGTTCATCACACTTATTTGTTGCATAATGATGGTAAAGGTTATGAAGATGGGGATGATAATGATGACAGAATAGACTATGTAATTGCAGCTTTAAAAAAGCAACCAACAGAAATTGAAGTTGAGATTGATATGGAATGTCTTGATCCTAACTGTGACGGTATAGACAAAAAAGGTGTTTGTATACCTGGAGATAAGCCTAAACTTGATTCAGAAGGATGTTTAATCCTTAAAAAATATTACAATGGATCCCTTTAGAGTAATTGAGCTACGGGCTCAGTATGAAGTCTTATCTCACATTGAAGACATGTTTACACCTAAGTCTACACACAAAGTAGCAAAGTATGTTGACAAGAAGATGAGAGATATAATCAAAGAGTTAGAAACCTTTAAACAGCCAGAAGATGGAAAGAAATGTAAAAATTGCTGATTATGAAGATAAACAGCATTTGATGCTAGCTGCATTGAATATGGCAGGATTAGCTGTAGATTATATTACTGTAGATCTAATACACTCAACTTTATTAAAGCTTACTGAAAAAGGTGGGAACATGGATATACTAGATGCTGTAGTTGTTAAAGAAACTCATGCAAAAAAGTGGGAAGAATACTTTAAAAAACAGAACAATGAAAAAATCTGATGAATTAAAAGAAGCTGCTGCTAGAGAAGACAATGATCTTAGAGCAATGGGTCTTATGAAACAATCCTTAAGAGAAGCTAGGTATGAAAGATTTGTTGAAGATTATCTACCAGCACTTTTGAAAAAAGGTTATGTCATTACAATTAATGAAGCTGACGGTAAGTACACTATTGATACAGAAAGCTGTGGTAAGACATATGGTACAATTGATTATTATCCAAAAGCTAATAACTTGCTAATCCGGAGAAAAAATTCTTGGATTAAACCTGGTCTTAAATGGCTTATTGAAAATCTTTAAACAAGAACAATGAATTTTTTAAACATAGAGATAGCAGAAGACTATGAAACATTGCTTGTGCAATTCAAGGCCTTAAAAAGAATAGCTATATCTCAACAAGCACAACTTGATCATTACCAAAAAAGAGTACAAGAG